TACTTGATGACGACCTGCTTGGGCCGTCCTAGTCGGCCATACCGCTCCGGTATCTTCGGAGGGAGTATCCTGGTGTTCAATATTGAACGCCCAGGCTCGACCCTCTGCCGGATCTTGCCCGTATGGCGGCAGTGCTGGGCTTGCGTACCAGCACAAGCGGCACTGCCGCACTCCGAGCAGACCAGCGCGTCGACCAGCATGGTTAGGTGATCGCCTCACGCGGCGGGTCAGCCGGATACTTGGGATCGACCAGGATCACCAGACCGGCCCCGTCCACGGGGTCGTTCGCCGACTCAGTGGCGACCATGCGGACGTACTTGTCGGTCCCACTCAGCTCGTCGGCTCTGATCTCCATCGCATACGCCTGGTTCGTGCCAGCGGTGGTCGTGAAGCCGCTGGAGGTAGCCGCGGTGATAGACCCCCAGGTGTTGCCACTGGTGCAGACGGCGTAGTTGAACGCGACTGCCGTCGAGGTGGTCGGGGTCGTATCGTCGCAACTCTCGATGGTGACCACTGCCGTCCCGGTCCCACCGGCACCTTCCACGAGGACGAACACCGCGCCGCCATAGTTCGCCAGCGATATGACGTCGGTCGTCATGTTGCCGTTGTAGATGTCCTCGTTCGCGGTGACTATCCCGGCGTGGTATATGTTCAGTTCCGTCAATGCACTACGTGCCATTGTTCATACCCTCCTTGATTCCGATTCTGTTACGACCTGGTCGCCAGGGCTACCGCCGGGCTGACGGTGTTGGAGCCGTTGCGCGGGGTCAGTGCGCTGTCGAGCCACATCCTCCCGTCGAGCCGCTCGGAGAACAGGAAGACCGTCTCCTGCGTGGTGAACCGCACGTGGGGACTGGCCGAGGTCGTGAGAGCCTGTCGGTCACCGATGAGGTAGTAGGACAGGTCCACGAGCATCAGGTCGCCCACGGTCCCCAAGGTCTTGCACTTCTCCGTGAAAATAATGGGGCGACCGTAGATGCTGTTCGGTGGCCCTCCAGCCACGTTGGACACCCAGACCGGGCCACCACCGGTGCCTACCGCCTGGGAGAGGCTGGCGAGTTGTGGGAAGGTATCGTTGTGGGCCAGCCACACGCTGTTCCCCAGACTGGAGGGAAGCATCCGCGAGTACATCTTGTCGAGGTTTTCCTTGACGATCGTGGTCGCCGCCTGGCCAGTCTCCTTGGCGACGCTGATGAGGCATTCGGAGTTCAGGATGCCCTGGGGCTGTCCTGCGCCGGTCCCGCTGATGAACGCCACATCCTCGAAATATGAGATGGCCTGGCCGAACAACCGGGACAGAAGCGTCTCGATCGCGATGGCGCTGTCCTGCACCAGCTCGTTGCTGATGACGGTGTACCCGGTGAGCTTCTTGGCATCCAGGACGACCTGCCCGAACGCGGGCTGGTTGGTGGATGACGAGATGTCCTCGCCCTCTGATCCCCAGGACGCCGACACGCCGCCGAACAGGTTGGATGCGTGGCTGGTGTCCTTGATCGAGGGGATGCGGAGGACATTCGACCCCATCGGCATCGTGAAAGCCCTGGGCCGGATCACCGACTGCTCCAGGGGGATCTGCATCAGGTCCGGCCGAAACTCCTCCGGGACCAGGAAGCCGCCCGTATCCCCGAAGTTCTCGCCCAGGTTCCGGGTGTGCATCAGGCGAGAATCGATCCCGAAGCCGTTCCCAGCCTCGAACACCTTCTGGAAGAACTCGCCCTTGCTCTTCCACTTCCCGTCCTCGCTGGCCCCAAGAGCATCCTCGTTGTACTCGGCCACCGGGAGCCTCTTGGCACCCGACCTGGAGAGTACATCGGCCACTGCCGCCTTGACCGCGTTCCCGGTTTGGGACTGGATATGGCTGTCCAATAACTCCTCCAGCTCTACCTGGCTATCCGGCATCCCATCCTTCATGATAGAACCTCCTCAAGTGCTGCTTCGGTCGCTGCCGCCGCCTCGGCGTAGGCGTCGAACTCCTGCCGGTCCTCCGGCTTGTCGCCGTCTCCGTAGTCATCCTCATCCACCGCCTCATCATCAGGGTCGGGGTTTTCATCGTCACCAGCGTCACCAGCGTCACCGATGTCCCGCTTGGGCTTCTCCCCGCGGCCCTTGTCGTCGTCGGTCGGTGCGGGATCGCTGATGCTGTCGAGCCGGTCCAGGACTATCTCGCTGAGGACGTCGATGATGTGCTCCACCTGCTCCTCCGAGAGCGTGGGCGAGTCCGAGTCCTTCTCCACCAGCCGCTCCTGGACGATCTCGGCCATGACGGGGTGGAGGTTGGGCGACTTGACCATGCGCTGGAGGGCATCGGGGTTGCTCGGTACGGTCACCGCGGACACCTCCAATAGCTCCTGGCCCTTGTACTCCATGCCCTGTATGCCGAAGCTGTCGTCCTTGTGGAGCGGGACCGCTTTGTCCATGTCGGGGATAAAGCCGACGCTGAACGCCAGGGCCTTCTCCTTCGCCAGCTCGAACGCCCAGTCGGCCTCCTCGTTCCCGCGCCCGATGAAGAACCTAGCGATGCCCTTCATACGCGTACCTACGACATCCATGGACTCCCAGACGCCGATCTGGGACCGGAGGCTGTGGTAGTCATGGGAGGAGAGGAGCACCGGGTGGGAGGAGAAGTTGCCGAGGTTCCAGCCCTCGGCCCGTATCACGTCACCGTCCCGGTCGATCGTCTCCGAGGACACGATAGCCGAGACACGACCGGTCGCCTCGTCCAGCACCTTGATGTCCGGGCGCATCACCTTTGTCCTGAACATCCGAACGCTCCTTGCCGCGCAGGCTTCCTCTGTCTCCCGCATCACCGTGGCGCAGTACCCCTGCGGGTCGCCCTTGTCCTGGTTGGCAGCGATGCAGGCGTCCATGTCGGCATACTCGCAGTCACCGCCGAAGGGCATCCCGCCTCCAAAACAAAAAGCCCGACCAGCAACCTCCGGTGGAGTTGCAAGTCGGGCCACACATGGGCCTCGCGGATGGCACTGGCTCACAGAGGAGCGCACACCGTCACTGGGTAGAATACCACTGATGTCAACCCTAGGTACGCCCTAGGTACGCCGTGGGTATGCCCTAATGGCGACCCTTGAGGATGCCCAACTTACCGCCGAACCGCGCCCACTCGCTCACGCTGACCTTCCCGTCAGCCAGCATCGCTTGACCATAGAGGATGGCGGCATTGCGCTCCTCCGCGGTATCGAGACAGCTGACGATCCTCTGGGCCAGCAGTATCATCTGCCGTTTGTCCTCCGGCACGAACCTCAGCAGCCAATTCATGGCGACACCTCCCATTCATGCTTGCACCGGCGACACCGGACCGGCGTCCCGTATGCGACGTTCGCCCCGTGCTTGCGGTTGCACTGGGGACAACGGACTTCGGCCCGAATCATGACTAGCATCCGAGGCCGGGGAGGATTGATGATTTCAATATCCCCAATACCAAAAAGCCATTTCGCTCTTTTTGAGGCTTCGGGCCGTTCAGGCATGGCTACTCCTTCACCAGTATGTCCAACATCGTAATGCCGTCTTCAATCTCCTCCACACCTACCACCCTATACCGCAATCCTCGCCGCAGGATAACCTCTCGTTCCTCGATATAGCGAGCAGCATCCCCTAGAGCTAGACCAAATTGCTCTCCCTCGGCTCCCACGGTACGGAGCACGGCCCGTGGAGTGCCAGCAGGCATTAACTCCGTCTCCAGTGTCCGAGCGATATCACTATCGAGGGTGAAGGATGTAAAGGCTTTGTCGCGGAACTCAGTCCCTATTAGCGTATTTAAATCATCCGTCCCAAAAACCTCCTGGGGATTTCCAACGCTCCTCCATAGTTCTGTATTTCGGACATCAACATCCCCATAGCGTAGGATTGCATCATCCATTTGGCCTATCGTTTTCTGTAATTCGGGCGGTACAACCCCCGAGCGAAGTCCACCGTTGATATCTACAAAGTCACTTTCCGCGTATCTATTGAGCGTGTCGTACTGAACGTCTGATGCAGCATCTATGCCGCCGCCTTGGTGCTCCAGCGCACTGGACGGCGGCACATCCGTGACAATTGAGTCCTCGCTGATCGGAGTGTCGCGGTAGAGGACGGTACATCGGCAATTCGGGTGTTGCGGGATGGTTTCGTCACCAGAAGGGAAGATTGCATCAATGGGTATCCAGCCCTCCGCTGCGTTGATTGCACACAATTCGCTGACTCCCACATCGCCCTGGCTGATCCATCGCTTCTGGGTACGGCCTTGGCTCTTGGCTGCGGTCTTCTGGCCGTTACCCAGGGCCGTGGATGTCTCGGTCCGGGCCACCATCCTCGCCCGTTCACGGCTGAAGGCGACGTCTCGCCGGAGGTTGCGTTGCAGTGTGCCGAGCGATTCGCCCTCCCTTATCGTCTCGGCCACCAGCCCGTTGACACGGTTGCGGGTGTATCGCTCCAGGTTGAGGTCGCCGTCGATCCGCAACAGTTTCTTTCCGCGTTCCTCGGCGAATAGGGCCGCGAGCCGCTGCACCTCTGGGATGGGCATCACCGGTGCCTCTACGACCAGGACCAGCGTGAACGCCTCGGTCAACTCCTCGACCACCTCGTCGTTATACTTGGCCCACCAGTCCCAGTCGTACCCGTCGGCGATCCCAGGGGTGAGCTTCGTCCGCGGCGTCGCGGCTTTGTCCTCCCGCTCCAGGTACGCCAGGAGGCCGTCCAGCTCGGCCTTGAGCCGTCGCTTCCATCCTCGCTCGATCCGGTTGGCCTCGCGGTTGGCCTCCGGTGGATAGCCCTCGATGGGGTCGACCTTGACGGTACGGCGGGGCTTGTCCCGATACCCGGCCTCTTCTGTTTCCTCTCCCTCTTCCGGTTGCTCCTCCGGTGCCGGTGCCGGTGGTGGTGCCATGATTGGCCGCAGGGCTGGGCTGGACTGTAGCTCGTCACCCTCCGGCCCGGCCCAGTCGTCCTCGCCGAACCGTCGGCGGGCTTCGTTCAGCGTGAGGATTCTCTTCTCGTATCCTATGCTGCCTTCCTGGATCGCCTCGGCCCGGTTGTCGGGGACGGGATCGATGAAGTCGAACTCCAGCGAGTCGCCGTCCGGGTAGAGCTTGAGTAGCTTCTCGTTGAGAGCCGCCCTGATCCTGATCAACCGCGGCCTGATGAGCCACCGGGCGTACATCACCTCGGCGGCCTCGGCGTTGGCACGGTTGACGCTCTCGGTGATGCCCATGATAGGGAGGGGCATCCCGAACGCGCCGAGGATCTGGTCGCGTTCAAACCGGCGCAGCTGCTCGAACTGCATATCCCGCTGGGTCAATTTGCGGTCCTTCCAGGTGCCGCGCTCCAGGATGGCCACCCGGTGGGCGTTCGCCACGCCCTGGTGCTGCCACCGCCATCGCTCGGCGAGCCGCTGGAAGTCGGCGTCCTGGAGGTTGCCGGGAAACTCGATGATGCCACCCGGCTCGGCTGAATTGCGGAAGAAATTCTGCATCCACTCCGCGGCCATGCGCTCGGCACCGAGGTCGACCATCATGGACTGCACCACGCCTATGCCCCGATATGCGTCCATCGGGTTGGGGTTCCGCGTGTAGATCACATCCTCTTTTTCGAGTGACATCACGGTCGCACCGAGCCGGTACTCGTAGCTAGCGATGAACTCGGTCGGGTGCGGTATGGGCCGCATCCGATCGGGCCGGACCACCTGTAGCTCCACCGGCACTCCCGCCCCGTTGCGGACCATCACCCACCACATCTCGCCGACCAGCTCCATGTGCTGCTGGCTCGTCTCAAGGAAGTCGGCCCTGGTGACGAAGGGATTAGCCGACCGCCAGAGGTCGATGGCCGGATGGGCGTCTATCTCGTCACGGTCCGGCCCCTGGACGCGGTAGAGCCGCCACTCCTGGGCCGCGATGGACTGGGCGATCCGGTTCACGACCGCGAACAGCCAGCCGACGCTGGTCATCGCACCCAGCTGGGACAGCTGCCCGGACGGCTGCGCTGCCGCTCCGAGGCCCACGAGGCCAGGGTTCAGCCCGGTCGGCAACCGTTCGCTGTTGATCTTCGTGGTCGTCGCGTCGAGGAAGCGAGTCAACAATGACATTCCATCACCTCGTCCGTATGGTCTGGGCTACCGCCGCGAGTCCTACCGCAGCCACCAGGAGCGAGGTCACGACGACCCCCAGGGCATAGGCCAGCGTCCCGACCAGCAGCGACGCCGATGCCAACTCCGCAGCGATCACGTACCGCTCCCGCATCTCAGAAGAACCTGATATTCGGTGCGCCCTGGTTGCTTAGATCGCTCAAGGCATAGACCGCGGCGTCCACCAGGTCGTCGTGCTCGTTGGCGATCGGGAACGCGCACATCTGGTCCTCGGCCTCGGCGAAGACTCCGACATGATGGACCCGGCCCTGCTCGTACAGGGCGGCGATCGGCTCCGCTCGCAGCGTCTTCCCCCGGCTCGCCCGGATGGCCTCGACGTTGGCACTCCTGCCGAGTCCCTCGCAGACCCGCTCGATCGTCTCGATCACCATGTCCCCGCCGTTGTTGACCTCACACACGATCTTGTCGGCCTGCCAGCGGTCGTATGCCTCCAGGGCTTTCGTGGCCCACTGCTGGGGAGGGAGCCGGTAGCCGTCGATAGAGAGCATGTAATAGTCCCCGTCCGAGCCGACCCCGGCGACCGCGATGGCCGTCTCGTCGCTCTCCGTGTTGGCGGTGACGGCTGGGTCGATGGCGACCACTATCCGGGGCATGTCCAGCACCTTGACCTCGGCCTCGCCCTCCTCAGTCTCCTCCACCTGGACCGAGGTGGGCGGCTCGGATCTCCGGTGGTTGTCGATCCAGTCCACCCGCCACAATGCGCCCTCTATCTCCTCTATATACTCGCCCAGTAGCTCCTGGCGTCCGAGCCTGGTGCCGCCATAGCGACGCTCCAGGGCCTCCACCGCGGACTGTGCCAGGGCCGGGTTGTCGTACATGGTCCCGTGGGTCGTCACGGTCCCGACCTCGCTCTCCAAGGCCCGGACCCATCTGGACGCCTTGGGCGTGGTCGTCGCGATGATCCGAGGATGGGAGCCGAGGCGCACGCCGAACGTGGCCTGGTCATAGCTCTCGCGCTTCCATAGGGCCAGCTCGTCAGCCCAGAGCAGCGTCCACTGTGGACCGTTCCACCTGGCGGGCTCCTCTGCGCCCATGAACTTGACGTAGCCCCCGTCACGGTGCCGAGCCTCCATCATGGACCGGTTCCAGTCGAACTCCCTTCGGGCGATCGTGATCAGCCCAGACTCGCCCTCGCCGCAGACCTCACGGGCCGACTGGATCGTGGGCGCACCGATGCCGACACGGGCCTCGCGGCCATAGGTCCGGAGGTGGTCGAGGACGTACCGTGCGCCTCCCTCCGTCTTGCCGCTCCCGCGGCCACCGAGCATGATCCAGAGCCGCCAGTCCCCGTCCGGTGGCACCTGGTGGGGATAGGGCTGCCACTGACGGCCCCCAGCATTGGCGTCGACGCCGAGGAGCATCGAGGGCCGCGGGATCGTCGTCGTCATGTCAGATCGCCCTGTCTTCCTTCCTCGAACGGTCCTATGGCCTGCTCCAGTATGCGGTCGGCACCCAGGGCGAACTCCTGCTGCCGCCGGTCTGAGTCATCGTAGACGTTCACCTGCTGGAAGAGGGCCACGATGTGATGGATCACCGGGGCCAGCATCTCTACCTCTATAGCAGCGCGGGTGGTGGCCTCGCCACGGGCCAGCCGTTCCAGCTTGACGCCGATGTCTGCCAGGTAGCCGGTATCCCGCGGCGTCAGCTGGTCGAGGTTGTTGGATACCTGCACCAGCCCTCGACCGGCGATCTGGAGCATGGCAGATCCTACCCTGGCCTGCCGGTCATTCATATCAGAGATAGTAGAGGCGTGGTTGTTGGTCTGGAGGACCTGGGCCTTATCGACAGCGGATTGGACGCGTTCCTGCCAGTCGAAATGGGCCGAGTAGTTCTTCAGGGTGTTCAGGGTGATGGATAGCCCACCATCAGCCAATATCGCCTGCAATTTGGGAAGAGAACGGTTCGGACCCATGGCTAAATATATGTCGAAGAACCCCTCGGCCCTCTGTTTGGCCGCGTTGTGGCGTCCGTTGGTGGGGCTGATCGGGTGATTAGCCATAGTGCTCTATATACACAGACGATGATGGGCGAGGAGGGCCGTGAGCTGGGGGAAGGGTCCGCGACCGCACCGGCACCTGAAGCAGACGCCCGGTGAGAAGTGTTGAATATTCAACATCGGAGACAGTCCCTC